AATGGCAACTACACAAAATACATATACAGGGAATGGTTCGACCACGAACTATTCATTTACATTTGAATATCTAAAACAAGCAGATGTCAAGGTAACACTTGATACTGTTGCTACAACTGCATTTACATTTGCTAACGCCACAACGCTTTCATTTACTACAGCACCAGCTAATGGAGTAGCTATCCGTATTTTTCGGCAAACAGCTATTGACTTACTGAGTGCTACGTTTTTTCCTGGTTCTGCTATTAAAGCAGAGGATCTAAATCAAAACTTTACTCAAAGTTTATATGTTACACAGGAATCAGATTCTGACGCTTTAAGCGCTACTACCACAGCTAATACAGCTAAGGCAACAGCTGATACGGCACTAACCAATAGTGCTACAGCTATTTCTACAGCTAATACGGCATCAGCTACGGCAACAACTGCTGATACAAATGCAAGTGCAGCTGTTGTTACAGCAAATGCAAGTAATGTTACAGCTACTACAGCATCTACTAATGCAGCTAGTGCGGTAACAACGGCTAACACGGCTTCAACAAATGCCAGTGCTGCCGTCGTTACAGCAAATGCTGCTGACGCTAATGCCACAACAGCTTTAAATAACTCACGGGAGTCAGATGGTAGTGGTGGTTTTAATACTGCTATCGATTTAGCTAATAGTGCTACTACAACAGCTAATACTGCTAATACAAATGCTAGTGCTGCTGTTGTCACTGCTAATACTGCAGATACTAATGCTACAGCAGCTGTTAATACAGCAAACGCAGCTAGTGCTGCAGTATCGAATGCTGTCTTATTTACACTCGTTGCTAATGTAGCTGCGATACCTGGAAGCCCTTCTAACAACGATTACGTTGAGATTGGTAATAGTACAGGTATTGAGTCATTCAGCCCCCTCTCAGGGCTTCCTAGTGGCTTTGTAGGCCATTCAGGCTTAACAGTACGTCTTAGGTATGACACATCAGCTACAAGCTGGGTGTTTATGAGTTATTTCGCTAATGACTCCGAAACTAGATATGTCTCACAAGACAATACAAGTGCAAATCTCCCTACGGGTACAACCGTTCAACGGCCTAGTTCACCTGCAGCAGGAATGTTGAGGTTTAACTCAACTGACTCCAAGTTTGAAGGCTATGACGGCTCAGGCTGGGGTGAAATCGGTGGTGGGATTGCCACTATTGATGCTGGAAACTTTAATACAGGTGGATCACTTGTATCAACAACTGAAACATACGACGGAGGATCTTTCGACTAATGCCTACACCTACTAATAGAACACCTGTGCGTGTAGCACGGGGTACATATTCTAACCTTAATACTAATAAAGCAGACATCCAAGAAGGTGAGATCTGCTATGCAACAGATCAAGATAAATTGTATGTCAAAGAAGGTAGTAACCTTGTTGACGCTTCAACTACAGATATTACCGGTAAAGCAGATCTTGCTAGTCCTACTTTTACTGGTGTACCTGCAGCTCCAACTGCAACTGGTGGTAATAATACCACTCAACTAGCTACTACTGCTTTTGTTAATGCAGAAATTACTGGTAAAGCAGATTCAGCTTCACCTACTTTTACTGGCACACCAGCAGCTCCTACAGCTGCACTAGGTACAAATACAACTCAAATTGCTACAACTGAATTTGTTGAAGCTGCTACTGCAGCCTTGGCTGATTCAGCACCAGCTGCACTTAATACATTAAATGAACTTGCAGCTGCACTTGGTGATGATGCAAATTTCTCAACAACAGTAACTAATAGTATTGCAACAAAGCTGCCACTTGCAGGAGGTACTTTAACTGGCAATCTTGTATGTAGTGAAGCTCTTTCAATTGAACGTGTAACTGAAAAAGTTGACTACAATAGTAGTGGCGCAGCTACTGGAACTATTAATCTAGATGTTAAATCTCAAGCAATTACTTGGGATGCTGCTAATGCTACAGGTAACTTTGCTATTAACATTCGCGGTGATGGCAGTACAACTCTAAATAGTCTAATGACTGATAATCAATCATTGACGACTGCTTATGTAGTTGCATATGGATCAACAGCATATTATCCAACTGGTGTGACAGTTGATGGTGCATCTGCAACAGTTAAATGGGCTGGTGGAGCACCTAGTGGTGCAGAAACAGCAAGTTCAATTACTAGCTACACACTTACCGCTATCAAGACAGCAGATGCCACATTTACTGTACTTGTAAGTTCCGCTGCTTTTGAATAATTATGCCACCTATTATTACAACTTTTGCAGGCGGCTCTGCGCGTGGATTTATATCATCAGGCCAATCAATTCAAAATTTAATTACTGCTGCTAGTGGTGGTTACACCAAAACAACCGCTGCAAACGGTGTGGAAATGTATCACAGCAATCATGCCACCAATTCAAACTCTTATAATGCTCAGGCATTTTCAATAACCCTAGATCCGGGTACTTTTTATGTAGCAATGATTGGTGCAAGCGGTGCGCGGCAAAATTCGAGCTACAACGCCAGCCTCGGCACACAAGGAGCGGGTGGTCTTTCAGTATTTGAACTAACTGTAACTTCTGCACAGACTGTCTGGGGAATCTCCGGCTCAGGCGGTATTCTAAATACAACCAGCGCTCAAGGTGCATCTGCGATACAATATGGAGGTAGAGGTGGTGGTAGTAATCAGCCTGTTTGGACTCCCTATTATAAAGGTAGCGGCGGCGGCGGATTAACTTATTTATCAACTGGTAACGGGATAAGTACCGGCTGGGTCATAGCAATGGTTGGTTCAGGCGGCGGTATTGGTGCTACTACAAATAATACTGCTGGTGCTACTAATTGGCATAGTCATGGTGGCGGCTTAGATCAAAGTGGTATTGATGGTGCTTGGTTAAACGCAAGCTATCCCAATTCGCAGGGGCGTGGTGGTACACCATCTGCTGGTGGTCAAAGAGGTACAGATGTTATTTATAGCGTGACTTCTACCGCAACAGACGGACAGCAATTACAGGGTGGTAATGGTTCCTTAGGAGCTTATGATGGTGGTTCCGGTGGTGGCGCTGGCTGGTATGGCGGTGGTGGTAGTACCGGTGGTGGCGGTTATAACGCTGCGTCTGGCGGTGGTGGCTCTGGTAAAAATAATGCCAGTGCTCACTCTGGAATTAGTATAACAGTTGATGGTAATTATAATTCAAATGGTTATAATGCAGGTAATTTTCAAAGTTGGATTAGAACACTGTCTGGAAATACAACATTTACTGTTGGAAATTATGGTCAAGACATTGGAACAGCTAGTTCAGACGGCAATGCTGGTTATATCTGCATATGGACAAAAAATTAAATTAACTTTTCAAAATTATGATTACTCTTATCCGTCCAATCCTGTTTTCCTTTATGAAATCAGAAAAGGTTAAGTTTCTTATTCTTGATCTTCTAAAGGCATATGCTAAATCAACTGATAATGATGTTGATGACAAAGTAGTTGCTTTTGTTTCTGCAGGATTGTTCCCAACTAAATAATGGAATGGGAAGAAGTACCTGCCTTCCCCTACCTAGAGCTGCCTGAAGCGCCGGGATTACCCGGTCCTATATTAGATGTACCTCAAGCGGATTTACCTAACTACAAACCGCTTGTAGTACCTCCTAATACACTTAGACCACCTCCTGGTATACAAGGGATTAACAGCAATACATACGACGAAGCACCAAAAGATACAGAACCTAGTGCTACACCAGCCAAACCTTATGTTCCACCAGAAGCACAGATCATAGGTGTACCATTTACGGACATTGAAGTCCCGATGCCTACAACTACGATTATGACTACTGCAGCTACTACTGCATTTATTTCAGTAGCTGCCACATTAATAGGTCAATCATTATTTAAATATTTAGTTACACTATTTAAACCTATTATTAAAACAGCATGGAGCAAATTAAAGAAGAAGCCGTTGGAGGAAAACCCAAAAACTTCTTAGAAAAAGTAAAAGAAAATACAGAAGATGAGCTTCAAATCCTAGGTACTTTTGTACGTCTAGGTGTTGTGGTATGGAGTGGTTTCATCATTACTTTAAATTATGTAGAACTACCTATGTTTAAAAAAAGTGTTGGTGGGGATATAACTTTTCCTGCCAGTATTTTTACGGGAGCTTTGGCGACTTTTGGATTGACTACATCTAATAACAAATCAAACGGTAAACCCTCTGATCCTAAAAAGAAAGAAGAATGAAACGCTTACTCGTACTTTTAATGTTGGCTAGTCCAGCCGCAGCTCAAAGTGTCACCCCTAACTTTACACAGGGGTCAATGCAATCTACAACTACTACCACCATTGATATTGATCGTACAATTGCTACTAATATCTATGGTGGTGCATATTCATCATGGTCAGGAACAAACGTAACACCCAGTGGAGATATCAAAGATTCTTCTACAACTTATTCAGTGACAAACTCTGGAGAGCAGTTTCAACTAGAAATTATGACAAGGGCAGCAGGTCTTGTGGAAGACAGTCTGGTAACAGAAGCTATTCAACAAGTATCTACTACTACATCCTTGTCAGTCTTCTCTCAATAGTCGTAGCACCTGTTTACGCAGAAGAACCTAGAGTTCAGAATACATCAAATCCTGTAGCAGCTGCTACGGGTAACGTAACTAATCAGGCGGTGCAGTTCCAAAACAATGGAGCACCGTCAAGGCAATATTACGCTAGTAATAATAGCTGTAATGGTACAACCATGCAGCTTTCTCCATTTTATATGGGTAATGATACAACCCCTATGAATCCTGATAGTTACATTAAAAATAATAATTGGGGTGCTCAGGTCAGCCTTTCAATCCCACTAGATGGTGGCATGATAGAAACCTGTAAAGCTATCGCCCGTAAACACGAACAAAAGATGCGTCTTGACTACGAACTAGTTAGAGCACTTAAGTGTACGGAAATTATGAAGACTGGGTTTACTTTTAGACCTGGATCTCGCGTAGAAATTTTATGTAATGACATTGTACCAATCGTGGCACTTGAATAAATGGAAGCAATAGTGTCTGTTGTCATTGCTTGTATCGCAGGCGGTGCAGCATTAAATAACAGACTACACAACAGAATAAATAACGTACATGATCGCATTAGTGGTCTTGATAGACGT